AAATAGATACTTTCAATGAAATAACTGCATCTAATCCAACAGCAAGTTACTCAGCCTTGACAAATTTATTAACAGAGGGCAATGTCATTGACACAACGGGTTTAACTCCTATTGGAATACAGGGAACAGTAATGACCACGCCTAGTGGAGATACATACATAGGCAATCCTGTCACAGGACAAGGTGTAAATCAAAACCCTATAAATAATATTGTCGATCCTGCAACTTCAATTATATCTACAACTCCTACAGGTGATACATATTATAGTGGACCTTTAGGTAACCAAGGTAATACTGGAGGTAATACTGGAGGTAATACTGGAGGTAATACTGGTGGTAATATTGGTGGTTTTAGTGGTGGCGGTTTTTGTTTTGATCCAAACACTTTAGTAGAAATGTTAGATGGAACTGAAAAGAAAATAAAACACATTGTTCTTGGTGATAAAACAAGAGGTGGTGAAGTAACAGGAGTATTTCAATTTAAAGCTGCTGACGAAATACATGATTACAAAGGAGTTACTGTTGCAGGTAGCCACTATGTAAAAGAAAACGGTAATTTTATTATGGTACAAGATAGCCCACTATCTGTAAAAATTAACAAAATTCCTGTAGTGTATTCTTTAGACACAACTCAACGTAGAATATGGATTAAAAATATTGAGTTTGCAGATTACAACGGAGATAGTATTGCAAAAAGTTTCTTACATAATGCAGGTGTTGGTTTATCTGGTTTTGACAAAGAAGTATTAAGACAAGTTGAAAATAGACTTATTTAATGACTAGCACAAGAAATTTAGAATATGTTTACAACTACCCTGCTTTTACTTTAGAAGGAATGTTGTTATCTACCTATGAATCACAATTAGTATCGGAAGATATAACCAATCAATTAGTACGTTATCACAATACAGAAAATCAAGAGGTTGTATCGTGGTTTCTAGCTTGAATTGTAAACATTGTGAACACGAATGTCACTGCGGAAATAGTGGTCAATGTCCTATAGAAGATTGCGATTGCATTAATTGTGAACACAACGCACTAGACGAATTTTGGAAGAATGTAAAAGATGGCTCACACATATAAAAATAGTAAAATAGATTTAACAACTACCAATGCTACTGCATTAATAACAGTACCATCAGGTTCTACAATAATAGTTAAGTCTATAATTATTTGCGAAGATTCAAACAACGATGACAGTATATCTTTAACAATAGTTAATGATAGCTCTACATTTCAGTTTTTAAAAGACGCAGCAATAAGTGCTAAAGCCACAATACAAGGTATGGGTGGGCATAACTCAACTTTAGTATTAGTCGAAGATGACATATTAAAAGCACAAGCTGCAACTGCTAATAGACTTCACGTCATTACAAGTTACCTGGAGATTACGTGATTGGTGTAGTACAAATACCTAAAACAGATATTAAAACAGTTTGGAACTTGGTAGAAGATTCTATAACTAAAGCTCTTGCTTATTCAGGACATCACTTCAATACGTCTGATGTTAATGATGCGTGTTTAAGTGGTGATAATCAACTTTGGTTAGTATGGGATGACGATGCTGAAGAAAAACTAAAAGGTGTAGTGGTAACTAGAATTATTATAAGACCTAATTCTAAGGTAGCAAACATATTTATTTGCACAGGTAAGCAAAGAAAACTTTGGCAAGACCGATTGCACGATATTGAAAAATGGGCTAAAGATAATAAGTGTACGCACTTTGAAACTTATGCCAGACCAGGATGGTCAAAATTATTAAAACAAAAAGGGTATAAAATGACCCATTATTTACTAGAAAAGAAATTGGAGGAATAAGTATGTCAAGTGGCGGAGGTAATCAAACTACCACTCAAAGAACTGAGCCATACGCACCTGCGGAACCATTTTTGCAGGATATATTAGGCGAAGCTCAAAACATTTATAGAAGTGGTATTGGTAGACAATTTTTTCCAGGCAGTACCGTAGTACCGTTTGCAACACAAACCCAATCTGCATTAGATTTAGGACAAGCTGCAGCATTAGAAGCAGCTGGACCATCGCAACTAATGAACTTAGCAGGAAGCACAATTAGTGATTTTGCTAGTGGTGCTGGACAAAACCAATATTTAGACCAAATAAGATCAGGTATTACATCTGACGTTATGGGTAACATTGCCACACAATTTGGTGGTATGGGAAGAACTGGAACAAGCCCTATGGCACAACAAGCTGCTGCTAGAGGCATCACTCAAGCCTACGCACCAATTGCTGCAGAGCTTAGTCAAGCTGAAAGATCAAGACAATTAGCTGCTGCTGGACAACTATCACCATTACAGCAACAAATGGATGCAAGACGTTTTGGAGGTATTGGACAGTTAAGTGGTATTGGCGGTGCTTACGAAGATTTAGCACGTAGACAATTACAAGATCAAATAGCAAGATTCCAATTTGGACAACAAGCTCCTATGTCTGCACTACAACAATATGCTGGATTAGTTTCACCTATTGGTAGTGGATTTCCTACATCACTTACTAATGCACCAAGCAATAGACCTGGCACTTTAGGTGGAGCATTTGGTGGTGCTGTAGCAGGTTCTGCTTTACCAGCTTCATTTTTAGGCGGTTATGGCACAATGATAGGTGCTGGTTTAGGTGGATTAGGGTTAATATAGGAGATATATATGGCAAACGGAATAAAAGGTTTTTTATCAAATCCAATAGCATCTTATACTGCTGCAAGACAACCAGGTGGATTTTTAGCACCTACAGAAAATTTTGAAGGGTTTTTAACTGACCCCAGAACAAGTATAGGAATACAAATTGCACAAGGCGTGCCTATAGGACAAGCCTTGCTGGGTGGTGCTTTACAGGCAAAAGAAATTGAAGAAGCAATGTTTTCTGAAGCAGATATATTAGATACAAAAAAAGCAATGAATCCAGTAACAGGAGAAATTGTATTTGCAAATGAAGTTCAAATACAAAATCAAGGATTAGTTCCTATACCAGATGATCCAACATCTTATCAAGAATATGTGCGACAAACTGATAACCCTACTACTGAAGGTTATGCTGAATATATGGCTAAAGAATCTGGAACAGCAGAAACGTCTTATAGATCCCCAACTATTGAAGAGCAAAAACTATACGGTATTACGCCTGAAACACACCAAATAAATACTATAACAAACAAAGTAGAAGCTATTACAAAATCAAGTGCTGGTTCAACAGAGAAGTTTGTAGATTTAGATGCTGATGATGTAGCTAAATATTTTGGAGGCAATGAAGAATTAGCAAGACTTTATCAAAAAAATGAAAAAACAGGTAGAATAGTAAAAATTACTGAAACTGCACTAGCTCCAAGAATGTTTGAATCCGCAGAAGAAAAAGCTATTGGCGAAGTAATAGGTGCTGATTTTGCAAACATTGTTGAACGTGCTGATACTGCTTTAGCACAAAACGATGCTTTAGATCAATTAGAGTTTTACCTTACTTCAATAAATCCTGAAGATGTGGGTGGATTAGCAAATTGGAAATTAGAAACTACTAAATTTTTACAAGCAATAGGGTTAGATACTAATTTAACTGAAGATTTACCTTATGCTGAAGCTATAAGTTCTATAGGTGGAGATTTAGTTGTTGCATCTTTAGCAAACTTTAAAGGAGCTATTTCAGATGCTGAAAGAGAATTTTTACAAAGAATTACACCTGGTTTGGGAATGACAACAGAAGGTTCTTTACAACTTATTTATTTAAGAAAAAAAGCTAATAATAGAATGTTAGATTTAGAAACTTTAGCATACGAACATTTAAACGATCCTAAAACTGAGGGTTCACTGTCTGCAAGAAACTCCAAAGGTCAAACTTTTAACCAAGTAAAAAGAGAATACATCAAAGAAAATCCAATTTTTGATGAAACAACAAAAAAAGAAGTAGAAAAACTATCTGGTATGGGAATACAAGGTGCTATTACTCAAAATGGACAATGTATAAAAGGTAGGATGATTATAAGAGTGGGTGAACAACTTATAGATACAGGAGCTTGTTAATGGTAGAGATTGTAACAGACGAAGAAACAATAAAAAAGTTTGAAGCAGAAGAATCAGGTTTAGCAGATTCAAAAGTCGTAACTGATCCTGAAATAATTAAACAATTTGAAGAAATAGAATCTCAAGATGAAGGCGTTTTAAATGCTTTAAAAAATGCTGGTATTGCCACTTATGATTTTTTTGAAGGTAGCAAAAGAACACAATTTCCTGAAGTAAAAGAATTTGGTGGATTTGGAGGAGCTATTCCAGGCAAAGATATGACTGCAGGTCAAGCCACAAAAATTGGTGCAGGATTTTTCTTTACTCCTGTTCAAGAAGAAATGATAAATATAGTTAAAGCACAAATTCCAGACGCACAAATTCTTCAAGATTCTTATGCTAATCCTATGATTGTTATGCCTGATGGCAAAGCATTTTATTTAAACAAACCTGGTGCTTCTACAGCAGATTTTGCAATGCTTTTAAGTCAAATATTACAATATTTACCTGGAGCAAGTTGGGCTACTAAACCTGGTAAGGGTATAATAAAAAAAGTAGTGCAGTCAGGAGCTGCAGGAGGCACAACATCCGTTATACAAGATGTAGCTGCTAAACCTTTTGGTGCTGAAGATACATATTTAGGAAAAGCTGCTATATCAACATTAGTTCCTATGGGGTTTGAAGGAACAATAAGCCCTGCTTTTCGTTTTGTAGCTAAAAAGATTTTTGGTAATCCTAAATTTACAGAATTAATAGATGGAAAAATACAATTAAATGTTAAAGGTAAACAAGCACTAAAAGCTGCAGGTATTGATTTAAATGATGTAAATTCAGCAGAATGGATAGATTCTTTTGCTATAAGTTTATCAAGAGGAATAGATCCTAAAACAGCAGGTAGTATAGCAGGAGCCGAACAATTTGGAATAAGGTTAGCACCAGCACAAGCTGGGGATGATTCAATGGCTTTAGCATACTTTTGGCAGGCAGCACAAGGTAAACATGGCTATCAAGCACAAGAAGTGGTTGAGGGGTATTTAAAGCAACAAGAATTACAAATTGCCGATATAACATCATCATTTCTACATAGAATAGCAATGGGTAATATGAAACTTTCCGATATACAAAAAGAATTTCCTGATTTAGCTGCATCAATTATTAAAAAACACACTCAATCATCACAAAACGTAAGCACTGCTTACAATGCAATTAACAAAGACGGTGTTTTTACAGGTAGCAAATCTAATATTAATTTATTAAATTTAAATATATTAAAATCTATTGATGAAAACGATATGTTAATTAATGGTGTTATTGATAAAGAACTTTACCCTGTTGCACACAAAGCCTATGACATAATTAAAAATTTTACCAACTCTACAACACGTAAAGACATGATAGTTTTTGACAATGTGCCTATTACTTTTACAAACAAAACTTATAGAGATTTTGATAAAGTTTATAAACAATTACAAGCTCTTTATAAAGGTAATTTAAGTAATGCAGATAAAAAAGTATTAACATTAGTTAAAAATGAGTATGATAAGTTTATAGATGATAGTTTAAGCAATCTTTTATTTACCGCAGCAGATGGTACTAATGCAACATCCTTAGAAGTAGTAAAAAATGCTACCAAATTATCTAAAGAACACTTTGATTTATTTGGAACCAGAGTGGGCAAAGATTTTACTACAAGGCAAATACAAAAAATATTAGCTGATCCAGACATAACTCCTGACAATACTCTTAATTTATTGTTTAATTTAAATAGCATTGGTAAAAGAAACCAAAGTTTAGAAATTATTAAAAAATTAAAAAAAATACACGGAGTTAATGACTTTGGGGATGCAGCATTTTCTGCTGATTTTATGGCTTTAAGAGATGGTTTTTTAAAAAAAATGATATTTGATGCTACAAAAAAAACTGGAGCAAAAACAGGATTTGATTCTACAAAATTTGTTACTGATTGGGAAATTATGCTATTAAAGAACCCAAGATTAATAAAAGAATTATTTTCTGCTAACGACATTAAAAAAATTACAGAGTTTACTCAAGCAGTACGCAAAACATTTAAACCATCAGATTTAACAAGTGCAACTGCTGTTGCTGACGGAATAGTTGCAAATGTAAAACAATTTTTAAGAGGTATAGTCGGTGTTGGAGGTTATCAAGTGGGAGCTATACACGGACTATTAGTAACTAGGTCTGCGTTTGATAGTGCTGCTGATTATTATACTAAAAAAGCAGCATTAAAATTGGTAGATTTTGGAGCAGCTAAAGGTAAAACTTTTCCTGCTTTACAAGCTTCTACAACTGGAGCAACAAACATAGATATAGGTGAGGCTGTTGATTCACCTAATTTAGTGGATATTTTACCGTTTCCAGAATTGGTAAGGAAAATACCTAATTTTGCTTATAATCAACAACAACAAAACGAAAGAAAATTTATGGACCCATTGTATATACAAACAATACAAAAAATGGGTTTATTAGACTAATTAACTAGGAGGAAAATAAAATGGCTGGAACAGGCGTAGGAAAATTTAGTTCAACTGCAGGTAGTAATACTGCCAATATGACGGTGAACTTTGCAGAGAATATGGCACCAAGTAATGTCAATAATGCTGCAAGAGAATTAATGGGACATATGAGAGATATGTACGAACAACTCGGAGATGGATATTTTGAGTTTGGAGATGGCGATGGCACATATACTGTCGCAAGGAGTGATGCTGATACCATTACTATCACATCTTCTTCTGATATATCATCCGTATATTTCGCAGGAAGGAAGATTAGAATTACTGATGGTGGTGCTAATGTAGTAGAAGGCACAATTGCCTCTTCTTCACACTCATCTACAACTCAGACTGTAAACCTTACAGGTATCTCTTTGGCTTCTGGTACTCCTACAAAAGTCGAACTTGGTATAGATACTGCTTCATTTGGTGGTCGAGTAATTCTTGATGACGATGGCGATACATATATCGAAGCTCCTACGGACGATACTATCGACATTTACGTTGCAGGTGCAAAAGACTTTGTAATCACAGCCAATACATTTACTGCTGAATCTGGAAGTACAATTGCTGCACAAGCTCTTACAGCTACAACTATTACAACGACAGGTGCAATTGCAATAGCTAACGATGGTAACATTGGTTCTGCAGGAGATGCTGACGCAATTGCTATATCATCATCTGGTGTAGTAACTTTTTCACAAGCACCAGTATTTCCTGATGGTTCAATAGCTGTTGCTGATCTCGATATCGATGGGGCTACAGACATTGGAGCTGCGATTGTGGATGCTGATTTATTTATAATTGATGATGGTGCTGGAGGTACAAACCGTAAAGTAACAGCGTCAAGACTTAAAACTTATGCTGGTGGTTCATTAGCAGGTATTGATGACCAATCCTCATCTAACGATGACCAAGTAACAATTACTGATACTGCTGTTGTTATTAATGAAGATTCTGACGATTTAGATTTTAGAGTAGAATCAAATGGTAATGCTAATATGTTATTTGTTAGTGGTGGTAATGATGTTGTAGGCATTGGAGCAGAAGGAGATTTGGGTGTAGGCTTACACATTAAAACTGCTGATTCTAGTGCTTCTACTCATACAAGTGTTGATGAATTAGTTTTAGAAAATAGTGGTCATTGTGGTCTACATATTTTATCTGGAAATACTTCAACTGGAAATATCTATTGGGGTGATGACGGGGGTGTTGCTAGAGGATATCTTCAATATAACCATGACGGTGATGAATTAGCTCTTGGTGTAGCAGGTGCAACATCATTGAATATTACTTCAAGCACTTTTGTTATTAATGATGCAAGTGCTGATGTAGATTTTAGAGTAGAGTCTAATAATTATGTAAATATGCTTTTTTTAGATGGTGGTACTGATAGAATTGGTATAGGCAACAACAGCTCTGCTCCTGGCACTACTCTTGATGTAAGAGATGCACAAAATAACGTAATTTTAGATTTACGAAACACTATAGGCAGTGGAAATATATACGGACAACAAATTGTATTTGGTTATGCACCTGACGATAACAGTAATCACTTTTTTGCTTGTGCTGATTCTACGGCAAATAGAATGTTTATTATGTCTGATGGTGATTTAAGGAATCACGACAACTCTTATGGATCAACTTCTGATGAAAGAATTAAACAAGATATACGAGATAGTAATTCACAATGGGATGATATCAAGGCGGTTAAAGTAAGAAACTTTAAAAAGAAAGATGATGTTCGTCAATATGCTGACAAAGCTTGGGAGCAAATAGGTGTTATTGCACAAGAGCTAGAGGATGCAGGTATGGACAAATTAATTAAAGAGTCTGACCCAACTTCTGCTGATATTCTTTCTGACGCATCATTTGGAACACTTTGGACTAAAGATGATTCTGAAACTCAAGACGCAGTTTTATATACTGCTGATAGTCAGGAAGTTATTGATGGTGATAAAAATGTTGGTGATATTAAAACACCATCTACTAAACAAATTGGTGATGTAAAAGAGGTAAAACAAAAAGTTAAAGGAGTTTCTTATTCTGTGTTATACATGAAAGCTATCAAGGCTTTACAAGAAGCACAAACCCGTATAGAAACTTTAGAAACTAAAGTAGCTGCATTGGAGGGCTAATATGTTTACATTTAACGATAAACAATATGATGAAACTATTTTATCTGACAAAGGTAAAGCTATTTGGAACAAACTAATTAAAATTGGTGAACAAAAAGCTGACCTAGATATAGTAGCAAATTATTGGACTTCACAACTTCAAGCTGAACTTCCAAAAGAGGAAACAAAAGAAGAATCTAAGGAAGCAAATGGAACAGCAAAATAAAGAAGCAATTATTCGCATTGAGGGTAAACTAGAGCTTATGGATAATAAGCTCACCACCCTCAAGGATAATCACCTAGCCCATATCGAGAGAGATATGCGTCAATTACGAGCATTGGTATGGTTTATAGGTACGACTGTTTTTGTTCAAATGCTATATATAATTATTCGTTCAATTATGTAGTATTGCACATCTTGTGCAAATCAAATAAAACTCAAGTATGTCAAATAGATGTATATTGATTATTTCAGATACCCATTGTCCTTATCATCACGAAGATTTAATTCCTTTTTTAACTGCAATTAAAAAAAAATACAAACCTGATCGTGTAGTACACATAGGTGATGAAACTGATAAACACGGTTTAAACTTTCACGGTCAAGACCCTGACTTACCGAGTGCAGGAGATGAGTTATACGAAGCTAGAGAAACCATCCACGCCATTGAAAAACTATGGAGCAAGGTAGATGTCTTACATTCCAATCACGGAAGCTTGGCATACCGTAGAGCTTTTAAAGCGGGACTACCTAAAGCCTATATGCGAGATTACAATGAAGTCTTAGAAGTAGGCAAAGGTTGGAAATGGCACAACGAACTCACAATAAAATTACCTGATGGCAATGACGTACACTTTCATCACGGTAAATCAGCAAACATTTTAGCAGTAGGACAAAAGCAAGGCACTTGTTATGTTCAAGGGCATTTTCATACCAAGTATGGCATTTCCTATTGGGGAAATCCATCATCACTTTTATGGGCTATGCAAGTAGGATGTTTGATTGACAAAGACGCATTGGCTTTTGCGTATGACAAAGTATTTAAAGATAGACCTATTATAGGTTGTGGAATAATCATAGATAGCCAACCAAAACTTTTACCAATGGTATTGAATAAAGGTGGAAGATGGAATAAAATCTGTCCGTGAAAACATTAGACCGACAAGAAAGTGGAGATCACTACAAAAGGTTTATAATCCAACCTGCAGAGTTTATTAATATTAACAATTTACCCTATGCTGAAGGCAACGTCATAAAGTACGTATGTAGGCACAAATTTAAGGGTAAAAAAGAAGATATAAAAAAGGCTATACATTATTTGGAAATGATTATAGAAAGGGACTATGAGTAGCGTGGCGAGAATGGAAGTGCCTAACAGGATGAGATCCGTTAATGTGCGTATGCTTATTGACACTATGCCTATAGTTTCCACAATAGATTATGACGTGTCTGAGTCTGGTATTTTACCAGTAGCAGTATGGGTAAAAACAAAAAAATCAGAATCTACACTAGACAGAGAGCTTAGAAGCTCTGGAAAAGCAGTATCTTTACTTTTACAATATGGGTGTTCTTTAAAAGAAATTTCAGAAACTTTTACAAGAGATAGCATTATTGGTTCGGTGGTGTGGTATTTAAACAAAAATTTAGACGATATTCTTTTAGGCAATCAACCCGAAAAAGTACCCAATTTATCCACACAACCACAGGGATATACTATTAAGTGAACAATAAACAATTCTAAATGAAATTAATACTTGGAGATTGTTTAGATGAAATGTCAAAACTACCAGACAATTCAATAGATTTAATTATAACTAGCCCACCTTATGAGGATATCACTGGTGCAGGGTATGTTGCAAAAAATAAAGATGTGTTATTTTTAAAACTTTATTTAGAATTTTTAGATAAAGTGTTTACCGAGTATTACCGAATATTGAAAAACAACGGACAAATCTTTTTAAACATTAAGAGCAAAACGCTAAAAAAAAATTTGAGAACGCCACATTGGATTGAATTTTCTGAAAGTTTTCAAAAATTAAATTTTAAATCTTTTATTATTTGGAAGTATGCGGGTTCATTTGACAGCACAAAATCTAGGTTTCATTTAGATTATGAGATTATTTATCATTTATCAAAGGGTGATGATATTTATTTAAACCAAGAAACAGACATACACGATCCGCTATCAAGTGTTTGGTATGTGCCACACAATATAAAAAAAAGTGAAAGAGTGCATCCAACCCAAATGCCTACTGCTTTAGTAGAAAGAATTTTAAAAGTTGCATCAAGACCCAATGATACAGTTTTAGATAATTTTATGGGTAGTGGAACAACTGGCGTTGTATGTAAAGAACATAATTTAGATTTTATTGGTATTGAAATTAATCCACAAAACTATGAACTATCAAAGAAAAGAATAAATGAACGATATTAAAGAACGTATAAAAGCACACGAAGGCTATAGGTTAGAGCCTTATCATTGTACCGAAGGACACCTTACTGGTGGCTGGGGTCATAAGATATTAGATGGTGAAGAAGTACCTAAATCTGAGGAAGGGTGGCAAAACCTATTTAATAACGACTTTGAAAAGGCGTTTAATGGAGCAAATTCGCTCATAGGAGAACATTTAGAGAACACTGAATGGTCGGAGCTACCTGAACCCAAAAAACACGCTATAACAGGCGTTTTAACGGAAATGTGTTTTCAGCTAGGACAAGCAGGAGTAGGCAAATTTAAGAAGATGTTTACTGCACTTGGCAAATGCGACTTCAAAGAAGCTGCTGCACAGATGAGAGATTCACGCTGGAACAAACAAACTCCAGCTCGTTGCTTAGAACTAAGCGGCATTATCCAAAACTTATAAGGAAATATTATGTTACAGATGTTGATAAAACCTCTTTTAGGGGTTGCTGGTGATATGGTTAAAGGCGTAATAGAAACTAAGAAAGCCAAATCAGAAGCAAAACTTACAGAAATTAAAGCTGCTACTGCACTTAAAGAACAACAGATTGCAGGTAAAGTTTCTTGGGAAGCATCAGCAGTCAATCAGATGGAAGGATCGTGGAAGGACGAGGTAAGTTTAGTGGTACTACTTTTACCCGCCGTGCTCGTATTTATTCCTGGTTGTCAAGAGTTTGTAAAAAGTGGTTTCATAGCTCTACAAGAACTTCCTGAATACTACCAACACCTATTATACATTGCTATCTCAGCGTCATTTGGAATTAAGGGCGTAGGATCAGCAGCTAAAATGATTAAAAAGAAATAATTGTGAATGTATTTCATAATTACCGCAATGCTATTCTTCAGTAGTTCTGAACAAGTTATTTATACACAATACGATAAAGCTACATTTGATTCCGTACCTACTTGCCAAGAGTTTTTATTTCACAATAAAGTTCAGCTCACATTAGAACTTTTTGATAACCACAATCAAGAGGGAGATATGAAAGGGTATGAGTTTTTTTGTGAAAGTCGATACTCTAGTGAACCAAAAAAACCAGGACAAGAGATATGAAAAATATATTTATTATCGTATGCGTAACCATAGCAATGCTGTTTGTATTTGGTGCATTGTTTGATAACGCAATGGCAGATGTTACTAATACAGGAGCCACGACAAACGATCAGGTAAACTCAACAGGGTCTAATACCGCTATCACGGGTGGATACGAAAGCACTTCTAGCACAACATATCAATCAGGCAGTTCATCTAACACCACAAGCACTTCTACAACAAACAACAATTCTTATACTGGCGATACACGTACTGTACCATCAGCATCTGCTCCAGGAATATCAGCCATGTCGCAAGACCTTTGTACTGTTGGAGTTGGTATAGGAATACAAAAACCTTTAGTAGGTGCAAGTATTGGTATCACAAAAAGAGATATGAATTGTGAAAGAATGAAATTATCTAAACTGCTTTTTGATTTTAATATGAAAGTTGCTGCAGTTAGTATTTTATGTCAAGACGCAAGAGTTTTTTCTGCCATGGCTCACGCAGGAACTCCCTGCCCTTTCAACGGTAAAATAGGAGGAGATGCCCTAGACGAGTGGAATAAGTATGATGAACAAAGACCAGACTATGAGGAATATACAAAAGCTCTTAGATATATGGAGGAAGTAGATTCACAGATTACGGAGGCAATGGATGATAAGGAAGCTTATATTGTTGATGGCAACGGTAATCCTGTTCAACTCGGTAGCGAATAGTGAAACCGTAACCTTAGAAGATACACCTCACGCAGGAGATACTACAGTAATCGAAACTATTACAACAGGTAATCCTGTAGTCACTAATAATTTATTATCACAACAATGGAATGATGGTACTTGGACAGGAGATATGTTTCCTGACTCATCAGACATAAATGAAAACATTTATCTTACAGGCAAAGATGGTAAGTATGCAGAATCTACAGTTAACTCTCAAGACATTTTAACCGAACAAGAACTACAACAAGGTTTAACTTCAACACTAACCGCTAAAGTACGCTGGTGGAATCAATGGGAAAGCACTATTGAAATGCGTCAGACTGCAACAAACGGTATTGATACAACTACTCAAAGTATAATTTTACAAGATACAACTAATCATAATAATCAATTTAATTCTCATACTAATACTTTAGTTATTGCACCAGATGCAGAAAACTCACACGGTACACTAACTACAAGATTTACATTTGATATAGATAATGCTGCTGGAAATTGGAACAATGGGCATAGTGGACCAGATATTATACAACCGGATTTAAGACTTAGTTATTCTGCATTAAGCTCAACTACTGTTACTACAGTAACTCATTGCTACGAAAAGACACCACCTACTTGTCCTGGACAAGACGAACTAGCAGAAGTTGAAAACATAATAGACACCTTTGAAGATGATTTACAAGATTTATACTTTGAAGATTTGTATTATGAAGAACAAACATTCATACCAGAAAGCATAGACTTTGAATACTCATTCAATCCTGAAATCTTTGAGGAAGAAGATTTTAAAATGGAAGATGATTATTTAGCGTTTGATGATTTTTTTTTTGAAGAGCAGTTCTTTGAAGATGACTATTACGAAGAATTTGAGTTGGAAGAATACTTTCCAGAAACTCTTGCTTTTGAAGAAGTAGAGTTTTTTGATGATATGCCAGAGATTGAAATGTTTGATGAGCTTCCACCGATTGAGGAAACATTCTTTGAGGAAGAGATGTATATGGAAGCCTTTACTGAAGATGCTTTTATTGAAGCATTTGAAGAATACTTTGAAGAAGAGCCTCCTATGGAAATAGTAGAGGAAGTTTTTGAGGAAGAAATAATTGAAGAGCCTATGGAGAAACCTGCAGAAGTTGCTGTAGCTGAAGAGCCAATGGAGGAAGAGATTGAAGAAATTAAAGAACAACCCAATAGCGAAAGCGTTGTTGCAGACGAGCCTACTGAAACCACAAGTGTTGCCAAACAAGAGGAAAGTAACGAGGAGTCAGTTAAAGTCGCAGATGTTAAGGGAGATACAACTGAAGAACCAGGTGTTGTCAAAGAGAATATTTCAGAACCAGAATTAAAATCTGAGTTAGACATTAAGATTGCCGCAATAGAAAAAGCTATTAAATCGCAAATTCAAGACAGCGTACAACAAACAACAGCAACATTAAATGTAATCAATGAGGTTGTTAGTCGTGAGATGGTGGCAATGCAACCTGATATGTCAAGTTATGCGAATATGAATCAAGCCTTGTTTGATGACAGACAATTACCACAAGGCAATTTAGATTTCTTTATGCAAGTAAGTTTAGCCACTTACGATAAAACTATTTACGGAACACAGGCGAACCTAGTAGGTACTGATCCTGTTGTTCAATATCAAATTAAACTTAACGAAGCTCGTTCAGCAACGAATGATGCTTATATAAAATTAAAAGGATTAATGGATGCCAGACTTAATTAATAAATTATCAAGCTATGCAGCATTGATTGGCGTAGTAGGAGCTATCGGTGGAGGATTCTATGCGTGGGGTGAGTTTAACACCAGACTATCAGCAATAGAAGGACAAGAGTTTGTAGTTAATCAGACTGTTGACTTAACTGATACACATGATCGTATAGTTTTAGGTGATAAAGAAACTATGGATGCAGTAAGAGCTATTGGTGCAACTCTTGAAGCAATTAAAAAAGATATTGCAATTAACGGTGCAGCTATCGAGTATCTTGACGCAAAAATAAACGAACTGAAAGCAGCAAACGATAACCCACTTCTAAATTAGAATCATTCTAAACTATGAAAATTTCGGATAACACTTCTATTTCTCTTCCTGCACGTAACTTACTCGCAATTTTAGCAGCAGTTGCAATCGGCACGATGTCATATTTTTCCGTGATTGAGCGTTTAAATAACATTGAAACAAAAATACAATTGATGGAGAAAGACCTGGAAGCTGCAAATGATTTTATTGATGGTGTTCCTAAAGGCGATATGGTTAGTCCACAAATAAACGAGATTTATATGTTGGTTGAATACCTCTCATCAAATGTGGACAAGCTCAAGGAACAAATGGAAGCAGAGATACCCATGATACTAAAGAATGATATGGTAATACAGTTTCACGAGGAAAGATTGATAGATTTAGAGGAGAGAAAAAATGGAAACCATTAAAGTTGTATTTGCAATATTAATGATACAAAACGGTTCAACTGTAGAAATGGTTCCGACTGAAGGGCTTTCCGATTGTCTTAAACAGAAACGTATCGTTGCTCGTAATATAGGAGAATCTCAAGAAGGAATCTTTATGGAGTGCCGACAAGTTGAAGCTATAATGTATGAAGATATGGGGAGATTGAAGATCAAGAAGATAGTTGAATGAAATGGAACTTTAACCCAAAACCAGAAAAGATAGATATTGCTATTTTACTTTTGGTTCTACTGTTAATACTTCATAAATTGTTTTAACATAGCAACTGGGTCAATGTCATCATCATCCATAACTTTCATATACATACGATAAACATATTCATCGTTCATCCCTGACAAAGCACAAACAATTTTATAATCTTCTAACTGTCTTTCAAACCACAAACGAGCTTCTATACATTGGTAAAAACTTCTAAGCCTTTGTTGAGATAACAAGTAACCATCACTATCAGTTACCTGGAACTTATACTTGCTCCTTTTCTTTGGAGCCTCATATATCTTTACATCATTGAAATCTACTCTAGCATCGTGAATTGCTTGAATTATAACTGCAACCCATAGTAAGCTCTCAGGAGTTAGACTCTCGGTATGGCTAAAAAAGTCAGTAACATCCGATTTCACTACACCGACTGTCTTTTATTCGCTGATATAGTTTGCCATAATTGACAGATCAATTTGTTATGATCCATCTTATACTCAAGTTTTAAGTATTCTTCTTCTGCGTGTCGCAGATTATCAAGGTGAGTTTTATATTCTTCATTAGCTAATGCCTCTGTTTCTCTTGCAGCAACAGACATATTGCTACTGATCTTAGACATGAGTTCTGCTTTTATTGTTTTGCTAAATCTATCAAGATCATGGTAGGCAGCTTTAGCTGCTGCTAAAGCATCCTCATTCTTAATCATCCAATCAAGAGCTTCTTGTACTTGGTTTTCAGTTATCATTTTCTGCCTCCATTATTGCTTTACCTATTTGATATGCGATTTGTGGAACGATTGCATTACCTAATCCTCTAAGTCTGTCCACCCTATTGGATATCCCATTAGCCACTCGACCCACATTGGGTTCAGTGTTCCACCAGCATGGGTTGCCAAAGTTTTCGAGTTCCTCATAAGTTCTGATGGTGATTTTCCATTGTCTTTGTGATCCCTTGCTGTCGGTGTGGGCCACATCATCATATCCTTTATTGGAAAACCGTACTGCACTTGCTCCGCTAAATTGCCTGGATTGGTTGTCGTTCTGCCTATGCTCTCTCTGTACTTCTGACGTTTCTTCAGAGCTGCGTCTGATCTCTTGTCGATGCTCGTTGCACTCGGAGTAAGCCACAATCCATGTTCGGTATCGTTGGTGGGGAGCGTTGACTGCTGAAGCTGGTATAATAAACGATTGGACTTCGTAACCTTCGCTTTCCAAGTCAAGGTACACTTGTTCGAGTACCATGCCTTCTGAGATGCTAATAATATTTCTGACATTTTCTCCAATGACCCAGGTAGGTTTTGTTTCTTTAATAACTCTAAACATATTGGGCCACAGATGTCTGTCGTCTTGTATTGCTTTTTGTTTTCCTGCAACCGAGAAGGGCTGACAAGGGAATCCGCCAACAACAACATCTGCGTCATACCCTTTGTATGTTTTAACATCATCGTGAATGGGTATTTCTGGAAAGTTTTTGTTTAATATTTTTTGACACCATTTTTCATTCTCTACAAATTGCACAGTTTTAAAATATCCCGTGCTTTCTAATCCAAGTGCAAAACCACCTATGCCAGAGAATAAATCAATTACTGTCCTCATAAGGCTCAATTATACTTCCTGCACATTCATACCTGTCCTTACCATCAAGGATATATATTGGTGCGTTAGGCTGATTTGCAAAACTACGAGCAAACTCAAATGCGTTCCACTTGTGTTTCTTTTCGTTCATAACCTCAATATATTGTGCTTCACGCTTATTCGCAAGTCTTTTGTTCTCCTTATGTTCTTCTTTTTTCCTCTCCAAAGGCGGTGTACTCTCGTTTATCTTATCCTGAAAGGTTAATAATTCCTGATAAGGTATGCGATACAATTTCACATTTGGATTGTTTTTTAGGGGAGATAAGGGATATTTCTTAGCAAATTCAAGGGTACACACCAAGTAATTATCCCATAGCTTAGTTCCGTTTTTTCTACGATAATCGCAGTAAACGTGAACAATATTTGTATTGTTAAAAAGATAAGATCCAAGACCAATAATCCAATTACCATTTTGCCATTGTGGAAATTTAAGATGAAAGTCTTTTGGTTTCATTCTCTATCTTTTTGCCTTACGTAACCTTTACTACATTTGGCGGAACAAAATTTCTTAATCTTAAATGCAACTTTAGTAAAAACTTGAAACTCTGCTCCACACTTTTCGCAATTTTTAGTCATTCACTTTCTTTGTCTTTGTATCTTTCACTATATTCTTTTGGCTTAAAGTTATCTAATCTTTTAGACAAGCTATCTAACTTAGATGCTTGAGCTAAAATTTCTAACAACTCTATTTCTTCTTCTTGCCAAGTTTTAGAATTGGTCGTTGAATGGGTCATCACTACCTCCTATTTGATTTCTAATATACTGCAAAGCTCTGTCTGCATACGCTTCTAAATCATCAGCAGATTTATTAGATGTAACACCTCTAGTCCATATACCAGTAATTAACATTTCTTCACCTTTAGACAATCCACTACTTACTGGAATTGTTTTAGGTTGGCTTGTTTGACCATTAGTTTGTGGCATTGGTTGAGGTGCTTCATCGTTTTGTGCAACAGTAGAAATATTATTTGCTTGATAATAAGTTTTACCATTACCACTTGTTTTTGCAGTCGCACCAAGTATTTGAACAAAGTCATCTTTGTTATTATCGCATTGTGGTAAATATACTCTAAAATCTTCTCCAGTAGCTCCACTTATATAAACTGTATAATTGTCGCCAGGTTTCTTTGGATCATACTTTCCAGTAATTTTACCCATTATATTAACACTCATTGATTTCCTCCCTTCAGTGTTTCTGTGGGATCATATTTTTTTAGACACTTCCAATACGTCAATAACGCATTAAACATTTGTAAATGTCTTTTATGACTATCTCTATCCCACACATAAGAAACAATCACTTCTGGGTTTTTCCTATCAATAAAGATAGAAACTCTTGTGGGGTCTTGAATGTTTAATAGTTGGCCATAAGCTGACAACTGCATACCGTGATTATCAAATACTAAACTCTTTGCTTCTACACCCTCTAAATTATCTTTTGTTTTAAAATCTATCACAATGCCTGTTTTGGAATGTAAATCTATTGCACCACCAAAACCTTCT